TTCTTTTATAACCATTGAGCCAACTAATGGTATAAGAATGCAATATAGATTTGGGGGGGCAGATTCTGTTATCTCATCTTGGCAAGATAATGTTATTAAACTTGGTAAAATTACATTAGAGCATATTGAAATTGATTCAACATCATTAAAATTTTATAACAATACTACATTGCTTGCCGAATTAAATAGTACAACGTGGACATTGGGCGATACAAGTATTGAGCATTTGCAACTTGATTCAACATCATTAAAATTCTATAATAATACTACATTACTTGCCGAATTAAATGGATCAACATGGGTTATCGGTCAATCTGCAATTGAGCATATAACAATAGATGCGTCTTCAATAAAGTTTTATGATAATACAACTTTGATGGCCGAATTAGACGGTTCAACTTGGAGAATTGGTTCCACAACGGGAAGAAATGTTGTTATTAGTTCAAGTGGAATATCTTTAAATAATTCGGCAGTAACAGTTATAAATTTAGATTCATCTGGTAATGCAACATTTGGCCAAGTTACAACAAATTATTCAAATGTGTATTGGAATGTTTCGAATAAGTGTCTTGAATTTCGAGGAAGTACAAATGGGACAGTAGTACGTTCATTTATTGATACAGACGGTAAATTTGTAATGAATATTCCGTCATCATTCGATACAACCTATTCGTTATCTTGGTGGAATGGTACGGCTACAGTGGGTGAATGTGGTGCTTTCGATAATGGATCAACATTAAGTGGGATTCAACTTAAGGCCTATCCACAAGCCGGAAAGGCTACATCAGCCTATTTAATAGCGGAAACGCCAACTGGTGGCTATAGTGCCAATGCATTTTTAATCGCTAAACAAGGTAGTATTAATGCAGGAATTCAGGCCGATGCAAGTTATTTATCAAGATCGGTTTGGGTTAAAGGAGATAAGATTTATTTGGGGGCAAATGATGATCCTGCAGATGTTATTTATGGTGGAAAATTTGTTAGTTGGCGTTCAACTGGTCTTCAGTATGATACTTGGCCGTTTCATCCTTTAACGCCATTTGGTGGAGGATCAGTGCCGTGGACAGGTATAACAGCTTTTGGTAATGTTCCGACATTAACCCAACTTGATTTATCATCTGTAATGGGTTGTCCGCCTGGAATAAAAGCGGTATTACTTTCAATTTCTGTAAAAGATACAGCATATGCTGATGCAACCGATTCTTGGTTTGCATTAACTTATGATAGTGGTGTTGCTAACTTAATTGCAATGCGTCCGCAGTCGAGCGGTTCTAGATGGACTTCATATCCATCGGTCATTGTTCCGTGTGATGCCAATGGTGATGTGTGGTACAAGATTAGTACAGCCGGAGGAGGTTCAACTATGTATATTTACATGAATGCACTTGGATATTGGATTTAAGGAAATTAAAATGGCAAAAACTATTATATTAAATAATTTAGTAATAACTAATTTAAATATTGATTATGATCGTCAAGTTGTTATAGTTACTTATAAAATGATTGACGATAGTGGGATTAAATATATAAATGGAAGTGCTTATTTCTGGGTTGATATACCAAATACAGGACTTGACCTTTATGGAAATCCAATTCCAATTCCGGATAATTGGTTTCAATTGCCCTCAAGTTATTTTCCGACTTTACTTCAATTAAAAAATGATGCTGACATAGTATTAACTAATAAATTTTTAATTTAATAATTAATTTTAAAAAGGAGAAAAATGAAAATCTTTGAAATTCTTGAAATTCAACCAACTTTGCAAACAATTATGGAAATGAAAATGCCTGGAAAAATATCTTATGCAATTATGAAGAATTTTAAAAAACTTAAAGATGAAGTGGAGATATATGATCAGGCACGAATAAAGTTATTATCTGATAATTGGGAACTTGATCCTAAAACAAATCGTTATGATATTCCAGACAAAGATCAGAATCGATGGAATGAGATGCATAAATCATTATTGGAAATGGAGGTTAATATTGATCCTTTCTATATAAGTGAAGAATTAATTCAATCTGTAGAATTTAGTCCTGCTCAAATGTTAGCTCTATCTTTTATGGTTCAAGATAATTCTGAATCTGTTAATAAAAATATACCAAAGAAAAAGCGAACTAAAATTAAGGAAGGAGATTAATAATTAATAACAACGTCATGAAATTAGAACAAGGTGAAATTGAGAAATTAGAACAATCTTTACGAAGATACAAAGCGATTGCAAGTAAAAATCTTAGATTAGTAAAAATGTATGAAAAAGAAATAGATATTCAGGATAAGATTGTTACTGTAATTCGGGAAACTATGGAAAGTTTACCTGCTATAGAAATGCCGACTTTATATGTGCCAGATGAAGCTCATCATGAAGAAACAGCTTTATTACTTTTGTCGGATGTTCATATAGGAAAGAAAACTATTTCTTATAATCCTAAAGTTTTTGCGGAACGATTGAAAAAACTTGAAACTTCAATGATGAGTGTTATCACTGCTCAACGAAATATTCGTCCAGTTAGAAAATTAATTATAGTAATGAACGGAGATATTGTTGACGCTGAAGCTGTTTATCCAAGTCAATCAGTAGATCATATTGCTATACCAATTATAGATCAAATATTTACAGTTGGTATTCCCGAATTAACTACATTTTTACTCAATTGTTTAGCAAATTTTGAAGAAGTAAAATGTATTTGTACTCGAGGTAATCATGGACAACAAAATGCAGCCAAATGGAGTTCTTCTAAATCAACTAACTGGGATTTTGTTATTTATAAAGCTTTAGAAGCAACTACCACTAATCAACCACGAATAAAGTGGTCCATAAATACAAAAGATTGGAAATCTATTTTCAAGATTTATAATTATGGTTTCCTTGCAACTCATGGAAATATGATTAAACGATATTATAATTCTCCATTTTATGGAATGACCAGGCAAGCAGAACGATGGGCTAATGCCTATAGGAATAAATTAAGGCTAGATTATTTTCTTTATAGTCATTTTCATAGTATGGATACAGGAATGAGGCATAATAATCTTCAAATCTTTGTTAATGGTAGTTTTACTACTGATGATCCTTATGCTGAAGAGAACATAGGTGTAACCAGTATTCCCGAGCAACTTTTACTTGGAGTACATCCTAAGTTTGGAGTTACTTGGAGGTATCCTTTAAAACTAAAATGATTTCTTCAACATCTTACGAATTACTGATAAGTGGAGTAACAATTATTTCTGCCTGGTATATTGGTAATAAAAATGTATGGGGACAACGATTAGGTTTGTTTTGTAATATTTTATGGTGGCTATATGTTTTTATTTATCATAGATGGGGTTTTATGCCAGTAGAAATATTTTTTACAATTATTACAATAAGAAATCTTGTTAAGTGGGAAAAAGAAGCAAGATTAGCGATATAGTGTTAAGATTCCAAGTACTCTCAGAAGGGATATCGAACATGTCTGACAAAAAAATATGACGGTAGTCGTTTTTCTCCTTTCAAGAAACCATCTTTTAGGTTGCCTAGACTACACGATATCTCTTCTAAAAGTACTTGGAATCTATACTAAATTTAATTAATACTTTATTGAATCTATAAGAAAGGAGATAAAATGTTTAATACAAAGTCTATCTTTAGTTGGAATGTTCCTCAAATCAAAGCGGGTGATCCTAAGAAATTTGCTGAATTACTTGTGAGTGCAGGTTTTGAAGCTGTCTACCTCAAGGCTGGTGATGGGAATATAGTTTTTAAACAGTGGCCTGGCGGGCCTTGGCCTAATTGGGGAGAGAATGTTAAACACGAATTGGTTGATACTCTTCGCGAAGTTGGACTAAAAGTATATCTTTGGCATTTTCTTTATGGAGTTGATCCTAAGGGAGAACTTAGTATAGCTGATCATCAAACTAATGAATTTGAACCCGATGGTTACATTTGGGATGTGGAAGGATCTTTTGATGGTCAGGTAAAAGCTGTTGACAATGCTCGAATGATAAGTACGGGGTTTAAGAAACTTTATCCTGATATTCCCCAAGCTTTATGCTGGTGGGCTTTTCCTTTAAATCCACGCAATCCAAAAATTGAGTGGCATCCTCTTCGCGTTGGCAAGGCTTTTATGGAAATAGTAGATGTTGTTATGCCAATGATGTATTGGGATGGAGAAACTGCTTTGAATGCTACTACATATTTAGAAAGAAGTTTAGGAATATGGAGAAGTTTTTGCCAACTTCCTATGGTTCCGGTTGGTAGAGCATATATCGGAGATGGTGGAAAAGCAACTCATCAAGGAATTGAATCCTTTGCTCAAAAAGTTATGGATTTATCCGAAGAAGCCAATTTAATTGGTATTTCTTGGTGGTCTCTTGATCATTCTTTTAAGAATCCGGATTGGTGGCAAGCTTTAGTAGATTCACCAAAATTTGGTGGGGCTTCCATTCCAACACTTTCAAATAAAGAAATTTTAGATCGTTTAATTAATGAGCATAAAGATTTGTTTCCTGAATTGTTTCCTGAAAATTAAATGATTACTTATTTATGGCAAAGTGGTTTAGAAGATGGTAGAAGAGTATTAATCCTTTTTACAAAAGATAAAGTATGCATTTGGTTTTGGTATCGATTAATGCAAAGAACAATACCATTAAAATTTAGTAATTTATTTATTATGAATTAGAGGTGCTATATGGATGCGTCCAAGAAAGGTACTAAAAAGCCAAAATCGCGTCCTCCTGCTAGAACTCCCGAAGCACGCGAAAATCAATTGATACAACTGGCAGTTGATTTGGCCGAAAAGCAACTTTCTGATGGGACGGCAACAGCTCAGGTCATTACACACTATTTAAAACTTGGTTCTACTAAAGAACGATTAGAAAAAGAAAAACTTTCTAGAGAAAATCAACTTTTGCAAGCAAAAACAGAAGCTCTTCAGTCTACTAAAAGGATTGAAGAGCTTTATTCTAACGCTTTAAATGCGATGCGTTCTTATGGTGGTTCTAAAGAAGAGGTGGATATTGATGACGATGATTAGATCATACAGAGAGTTGCGAAAATTATTGACATTTGAAGAACGTTTTAATTATCTTCGTTTGAGAGGAAATGTAGGTATATCCACGTTTGGTTATGATCGCTATTTAAATCAAATGTTGTATAGATCTAGAGAATGGAAACGTATTAGATATATGATAATTAAAAGAGATCAAGCTTGTGATCTAGGTATAACAGGTTATGAGATTGAATTTCAAATTCTTATTCATCATATGAATCCTATCACTATTGAAGATATTGAATCGGGCAATCCAGATATTTTTGACCCGAATTTTCTTATTTGCACGACATATAATACTCATCGTGCGATTCATTACGGCGATGAGTCATTGCTTCCTAAACCGCCTATAGTTCGTCGTCCTAATGACACGACTCTTTGGCGTTAGTTAATTGCTAAAGGAGTTTATATGGATAGTATATTAAATACAATTAAATTAGCACTAGGCGTTGAGGCGGATTATACCGGTTTTGATGTAAATATTCTTCTTGATATTAATAGTGCTATATCAAATTTAAATCAGTTAGGAGTAGGATCATCTGACGGGTTTATTGTACAAAGCGAAAATGATTCTTGGAGCGATCTTTTAGGTAATTCGATATTATTAGAATCAGCTAAAAGTTATATACTTAATAAAGTTCGTTTATCTTTTGATCCTCCGTCTAATTCGTTTTTGTTAGAAGCTATTCAAAAACAAATTCAAGAATTAGAATGGCGTTTAATGGTTCAGGTTGATCCTCCATACAATTTGTTTACAGAAGAAATAGAATTAGGGAAATTGGTTTCTATTAATATAATGGAGGAGGTGGTCTAATATGCCATATCCAAATGAACATGCGGCTAGAATAAGAGATCCTGGTCTTTTTATTCCTGATTCTTTTAGAAGTAAAGAATTAAAACCAGGAATTCGAGTGATTATGGGGAAGTTAAAATTTGGAAAAGAATCTATGGTAGTTCAGACTTATCGGTTTTCGGTTGATAAATTTACAGTAGAAGAAGCTCGTCAATGGTTAAAAGATAATAAGGTTGCTTTTATTAAATTTGAGCCTGCAGAAGATCAAAAAGAATCTGAGATAAAACATTATGGTGTTCCGGGTATGCGATGGGGGGTTAGGAATGCCGTTTCAAATGCTAGTGGTAGAGTAAAAGGCCACATAAAAAGCGCCACGACTTCAAGTGATGATCATCTTCGTTATAAAGCGCTTCGAAAGAAAAAACTTAGAGATATGAGTGATGATGAGTTAAGAAGTGTTGTAAAAAGGATGAAATTAGTATCACAGTATAGACGAAGCGGGGAATTTAAAACAAAACAAACGCGAGCTATGTCAAATCAAGAATTAGAGCGTGGTGTTAATAGGCATCAGCTTCGTAAAGCAATAGTTAGAAGTCGTGGATCAATAAGATTCAAAGATTTTATTAGAAGTTTTAAAATGTCCAGCGCCGAGGCTAAAACTCTAACTGAACGAGTTAATATGGAAAAAGATTTTAATGATATTAGATCTAAAGATTATGAAAGTGTTAAAAAATTGATTAATATTTATCTCCAGACGGTAGGTAGTTAAATATGTCTTTATCAAATACAGCAGTTCCTATTTATTATGGTCAATTTCGTGAAAGGGTAATTAAAGGAGAAATTCCAGTATGTAAAGAAATTTCGATGGAAATGAATAGGATAGATCAACTTATAGAAAATCCAGGTATTTTCTATGATGATGAAGCTGTAGAAGGTTTTGTTCGTTTTTGTGAAAATGAACTTACTCTAACTGATGGGAGTGATTTAACTCTACTTGATACATTTAAACTGTGGGCCGAACAAATTTTTGGATGGTATTATTTTGTTGAAAGAAGTGTTTATGTACCAGCGCCTAATAATCGTGGCGGAACATATGTGCGTAAAAGAATTAAAAAGCGTTTAGTTAATAAACAATATTTAATAGTCGCGCGAGGTGCTGCTAAATCTATGTATGCTTCGTGTATACAGAATTTTTTCTTAAATGTTGACACAGCCACTACTCATCAAATTACTACTGCCCCTACAATGAAACAAGCTGAAGAGGTTATGTCACCAATACGAACTGCGATTACACGCGCACGTGGACCACTTTTTCAGTTCTTAACCGAGGGCTCTTTACAAAATACTACTGGTTCTCGAGCTACTCGGCAAAAATTAGCATCTACAAAAAAGGGAATTGAAAATTTTCTTACTGGTTCTTTGCTAGAAGTTCGACCCATGTCAATTGATAAACTTCAAGGATTACGTCCTATGGTTGCTACAATTGACGAATGGTTATCAGGTGATATTAGAGAAGATGTTGTTGGCGCATTAGAACAAGGTGCTTCAAAACTTGATAATTATTTAATTGTTGCGATGAGTTCAGAAGGAACTATTCGTAATAGTAGTGGGGATACTATTAAGATGGAACTAATGGATATCCTTAAGGGAGATTATGTTAATCCTCACGTTTCTATTTGGTATTATAAACTTGATGATATTCAAGAAGTTAATGATCCAAGGATGTGGTTAAAAGCAAATCCTAATCTCGGTAGAACTGTTACCTATGAAACTTATCAATTAGATGTTGAAAGAGCCGAAAAAGTACCTTCTACAAGAAACGATATTCTTGCGAAAAGATTTGGAATCCCAATGGAAGGTTATACTTATTTCTTTACTTATGAAGAAACCCTTCCCCATAGGCATAGAGATTTTTGGTCAATGCCATGTGCTATGGGGTTTGATCTTTCGCAAGGTGATGACTTTTGTGCTTTCTTATTCTTATTCCCCTTATCAAATGGATCTTTTGGTATCAAGACTCGTTGCTATATTTCTTCATTAACATTAAAAAAATTACCAGGTGCTATGAGAATTAAATATGAACAGTTTCTAGAAGAGACTAGTCTTCAAGTTCTTGAATGCACGGTTCTTGATATGATGGAAGTTTATGAAGATTTAGATGATTTTATAATTGAGTCTAGTTATGATGTTCGTTGTGTAGGTTTCGATCCATATAATGCAAAAGAGTTCATCGAAAGATGGGAAAGGGAGAATGGTCCTTATGGGATAGAAAAAGTTATTCAGGGAGCTAAGACAGAATCCGTTCCACTTGGTGAATTAAAAACACTTTCAGAAGAACGAATGCTTATCTTTGATCAAGAACTTATGTCATTCGCAATGGGCAATGCTATTACATTAGAAGATACTAATGGTAATAGAAAACTTTTGAAAAAACGATATGAGCAAAAGATTGATCCAGTTTCTGCATTAATGGATGCTTATATTGCTTACAAAGCAAATAAAGAAGCTTTTGAATAATATATTTAATAGGAGATTTTAAAAAATGGAAGAAAAACGTATTAATTCTATGGAAGTATTAGCCAATGTTATGGCTAATCAAGGTATACCTGTGGGTAATAAGAAACTTAAAACCCATTACAAAATTGAGGCGATTCGTGATGGAAAACTTTTATGGGTTGAAGAATTTGATAATCTTGTGGTAGATGATGGTTTGAATGATTCTTTAGATAAGCATTTAAAAGGTGCTGCCTATACTGCGGCTTGGTATGTTGGAGTAGTTGGAGCTTCTCCCTCATTTGATCCAGCAGACACAATGTCTGGAGGTCATGCAGGTTGGACCGAATCAACGACTTATGATGAAGCAAATCGTCCTACCCTGACTCTTGGATCAGTAGCAAATAAGAGTGTAGATAATTCAGCTAGTAAAGCAGTATTTACTATTAGTGGTAGTGTTACACTTGGTGGTGCTATAGTTGTTAGTACCAATAATAAAGGTGGTACTACTGGTATTCTTTACGGTGGTGGTGTTTTCTCACAAAATCGTGCATTAGTTGATAATGATGTATTAAATGTAACTATTACTTGCACTGCTGCGGCTAGTTAATTATGAAATGGAAAATCTATTATGATGACGGTACAACATTTTCTGATCTTGATGGGACACCAGATCTAGCACCAGCTTTCGGTGTACAGGCTGTAGTTTGTTCTCCTGATTTATGGGGATGCGGCGATATTGTTGGATTAATAGATTATCTATCTCAACCTGGAATGCATAAATGTGTTCGTTTTGGTAGATTAACGACAAATAAAAAATATGCGGATGTTTTGGATATGGCTAGGTCTGATCGAGATATTGGGTCAGACCGCCATGTTTATGAACGCGGTGATTACTACTGGTGGAGAGGTGACTGATGGCTACTTCATATTCGGTGCAAACTGCCTTTCGAGCTAGAGATGATAGTCAAGTATTAAGTTCCTCAGTATTTACTTATAATCAAAATACAAATTGGACTCAAGATACAGATATTGTTTTTCGTCTTAGACTTGAAGTCGAAGAACAGAATGGTAAAAATTTTAATCTTCTTGGTACAATTCAATATAGTTTAAATGGAGGTGCATGGACATCTATTACAACATCTTCGTCAGTAGTTAAAGCAGTTCCTTCTAATCAATTTAATGATGCTGATCCAACTACTAATTTATTAACTGGTAGTTCTAAAGCTTTTGTAGCTGGAGAAGGTAGTGAAGATGCTACTCCAGCTAATATGAGTCTTAATAATACTCATACCGAGCATGAGTACGCTTTGCAAATTATTAGTACAGATGTAGCGAATGGAGATACAATCCAGATTCGTCTAGTTAGTTTAAGCGCTTATTCTCAGACGCCTACAATTACGGTTAATGTCCCTAGTCAAAATATTAATGAAAATGTTTCTTTAAGTAAATATTTAGGAATAATTTCAATAGGAAATATTAATTTATCTGAAATTGTTGGGGCATTACAAAAATTTAGTGGAATTGGTATTCAAGGAATTAGTGTTGCTGAAGAAGGTATAAATTTATCTAAGATTATATATCAATATAATTTGGAAAATTTTAATAGTTTTGAAGAAACAGTTATAACAATTTTTAAGAATTTAATTGCTTTAGAAGAAGCTCAAGGCCAAATTAATGAGAATGTTATATTAACTCGCTTAAATGCTATTAATCAATTAAATAATACGATTGAAGAAGATAATCTTAGTTTATTGCGTTTAAATGCTGTTAGTCAATTAAATAATTCGATTGAAAAAGATGATATTAGTTTAATACGTTTAAATGATATTAGTGAATTAGATAATTCTGTCGAAGAAGATAATGTTGATTTAGCACGTTTAAACGATATTGGTGAATTAGATAATTCTATTGAAGAAGATAATGTCAGTCTAATTCGTTTAGATAATATAATTGTATTAGAAGAAACCCAAGGCCAAATTAATGAAAGTATTACTTTAACTCGTCGTGATTTAATAAGTATTTTTCAAGAAGGTGCAAGCCACGTTGAAGAAGGTATAATATTTTCTCGTTTAAATGGTATTAGTCAATTAAATAATACGATTGAACAAGATAATCTTAGTTTAATACGTTTTAATTATTTAACAGTCTTAGAAGATATTGGCCAAATTAATGAAAATGTTATATTAACTCGTTTAAATGCTATTAATCAATTAAATAATTCGATTGAACAAGATTTTATTAGTTTGTCTTATTTAACTTATTTAACAGTTTTAGAAGAAACTCAAGGAAATTATACTGAAAATGTTGTTTTAAATCGTCTTCTTAATTTAAATAATGATACAGAATTATTAGCCGATGAGGTAATAGGTTTATCAAAATTTAATCTATTAGAAATATTAGACAGCAAATATTTATTAGAAAATGCCGTTCTTCAACGTAGCAATTCACTAATTTCAGTTAATAATTTAAATATTTTTGAAAATGTTAATCTTGTTAAAATAAATATTATTGGATTAATATCCCTTTTATTTGGGACTAATAGTATTAGTCTTGGTCAAATTAAATCCATTATGGCTGAACCACCCTCTTTGTATATTTACGCGAATGGAGATCATTCTGTGAGTGTATTATTTCGTGATAAACGAGCTAATAGTTTTTGGCGTGATAAACGAGCCTATGTACCATTTCGCGACAAGACACCAAAAATAAGGAGTTGATATTAATGCAAAAAATATTGCCAAGTAAAGACCCGGACAATGTTGAACCATATTTTGTTATTTGGTGTGACAAGGAAACCGGTATTAATGATGGTAGTAAAAACGATTTTGGTGAATTGCAAGGTTCACTAATTTCTGATGTTGTGTGGATTTTTCCATCTGGTTCTGAATTAACAAAAAAAAGTTCTAACCAAGATGCTGTTACAATTGCAGGAGTTGATTATTCCGTAAATACTGTTTGTACTATTTGGTTAGAAGGAGGTATAGCTAATAAAGATTATCGAATAACTTGCAGAATTACTACAGAAGATGGAAGAATCTTGGATAAAACAATTATTATTCCAGTAAGAGAAAATTAAAAATTTAGGAGAAGACAAAATGACAGATTTAACAAAAGAACAACTTGCTATTTTTGATGCCGATCAAATTAAGCTTCATGAAGCTTTAGTAGGATTAGAAGCTTATGGTACTCCAGTAAATGCAGTAGAAGCTGCCGGGACATTGACTATTGGTGCTATAGGTACAGTAGATGATACATTTACTATTGGCGATAAAGTTTATACTGTAGTAGCTAACGGAACTGCTGCCGCAGATGGTGAAGTTAATGCTGGCACTGATAAAGCGACTTTTCAAACAGCATTAACTTCACCATCTGCGGCAGCA